GGTTTCACTGCACTCGCACTATTTGTAGATGGATTACTTCGCATACTTGGTATCATTCCACCATTCGCAGGTCTTGACGTTAACGTTATCGATGACATTATAGATAAGGTAGAGAGTGACGTACTCCCTCTAGTCCAAAAGATCCCAAGAATTTAAATTATGAAAGTTATTAATGATTTTTTACCTGAAGAACAGTTTAAAGGTCTTCAGTCATATGTGATGGGTGAGTTCTTTCCTTGGTGGTATAACACTGAGGTTGATTTCCCTAATGATAATTCATACTTAGATGATTATCAGTTTACACACGTGTTCTATGCTGCTAAAGGTATTGAACCATTCCCTGAAGAAGAATCTAAGTATCCTGATGCTGTTATTTTAGATCCAATCTCTGCATTACTTAAGATTAATAAACCAACGAGAATTAAGGCAAACTTATTACCAAGAACAGAGAATAGAATTATTTTTAATTTTCATAATGATGTTAAAGAAGAGGAGGGTGCATACCCAGGTCAGACAGCAATCTTTTACATTAATACTAATGATGGGTACACAGAATTTGAAGATGGTACTAGGGTAGAAAGTGTGGCAAATAAAATTGTCATCTTTGATTCTAAGTTAAAGCATAGAGGAACTACTTGCACAAATCAGAAGACTAGAGTTGTAATCAATATAAATTATGTGTGATGTTATTCTTCCCTATTACTATTGTTGATGATTTCTTTCCTGATCCTGATGCTGTATTAGAATTAGCAGAGAAAGTAGATTACGATCAACCAAAGAAGACGAATTATCCTGGTGTTAGTTCTAGTAAACGTTTATATGAAATTGATGAGGGGTTAACACAATATACTGTAAAGAAATTGTTATCTACTTATTGGGATCCTGATTCTCATGAATTTCATTGGAATGTTGATTCTGATTTTCAAAAAATAACCCCTCATAAGAATCCATATCTTAATAAGGGGTTGATTCATACTGATAATATTGTTGGACATCTTGCTACTGCTATAGTATATCTGAATAAAAATGATAGTTATAATGCAGGAACTTCTTTCTATTACAAGAAGAATGGATTGGAATCTTCTTTAGTATCTAGTGAGAGTATCAATAAAAGTTATATGCAACATACTAATGAGTTTCACGAGACTGGTGTAGAAACAGAACGGTTAACTAAAGAGATAGAAAATCATCGTAAACATTTTGAAGAAACGATGAGAGTACAAGCAAAATATAATAGAATGGTATTGTTTCCTTCAGAAATGTGGCATAGTCAAACCACTTATGGTGATGAAACTAGGTATACTGTAAGGTGTTTTGTCACTGATGTTTTAGCTATGGTTAAACCAAATAAAGGTATGAAAGCAAGACCACCAATGCTACGCTATATGAATTGAACCTTAAATCATTATAAAAAAACCCTCTATTTGTGAGGAATCCATTATAAAATACTGTGTAAGATTCAACACAATACAAATGTCAGGAGATTTTTTCTCACATAATGATCAACAACCACCTTGCGAAGCATCCAAAGCAATGGATGAGATTAAGGAGTCAAGATGGCACAACACAAATTATGTCTTAGAGTTAGAGACAATGATGGTTAACGCACGGTACAGGACAGGAAGTCCCATGCAAGACTGATATATTATTCGACTTTTGATTCCCAGGAAACCGCAAAAAAAAGTCGGCATATTTTTGGGTCAAAAAGGTTTTTCTCAATTAAACATTAATTGATGCAGAACCAGGTCCGTTATCGTAAGAAGTAATTGTACTAGATTCGGCAGTTCGATCAACACTTGCACTAATATACCCTCTAGTATCAATAAACCTCTGAGCCACACTTAGTGTGGTTTTTTTATTGTTAGAATCGTCTAATTCCGAATGTTCCTCATATGCGAGTTTATCTTCAAACTCGTCAACAATCATATTTGCGAGTTGTGTCGTTGGAATGCGTATTAGGCGTTTTTTATCATTTTCGTGACTTTCGTGTTCGTAGTTACTTACAGGATATACTGAATCTGACTCTGATTTAGTTGTTCCATCTGGTAATACTGCTCTCCATGAAGCATTGACCTCTATACCAGGTTTAATTACAACTGTATTTCCGTATTTTACCTCTTTAGTCTCATAATGGTGAAGACCGTCTATTTCGTCATATATCTCATTACAGTATTTTTGTAAATCTGTTTCAATTTTTGGCCATTGTGAATAAACGTCTGTAATGTTGTTTACTAGTAAAATAACCCAATCATAGTATTGATCACCTAATACTGCTAATGCTACATCTGAAGGAGAAGACCCATCTGGCAATGTTGTAGTTTCAAACATTGTGACGTATTTTTCCAGATCATCTCTGATTTTACATCTTCTGAAAAGGTTCTTAACAAGACGATATTTGAATTCTTCATCGTCTGTAATACCTTCTCCAACATAAACATTTGGTAGTAAACTGAAATATGCCATATTTAATATCCATCCTCCACATCTGATGCGGTAAGTAGTTTAGTTTCTGTAAATTGTACGTTTAAGACTACTGCTGGAACTTGCATTGTGTCAACGTCAGGAGCAGCTCGTTTTAGTGCATTATATTGGTTATCTGGTGTATAGTTAATATTAATTGCAGAACATACAGAAGGGTGTATTTTGAAATGTAGTTCAGGATTGTTATTTTGTGGCATTAAGTTACCTGATGGATCCATTCTCATAAAACGTATTTCAAATTTAGATGGGATTGTGAAATAACGTCTTGCTTCTGCATTTGTCATTATTTGACTTTTATTGAATGGATCATCGTCTTTACGATCCCATCCAAATAGATCTTTCAATTTACTTAATGTCTCATCATATGGTTCGTATTTGCTACCCTTTTCACCTAACTCAGTTCCTTTCTTTCTTGGTTTCCTTCCTAAGTCACCTGCTTCATAACTTGGGTGAGCACCAGTTTTAAACCATTTAATAATCTGTGCAATATCGTTAGCTTCATTTGGATTGCGAGATAATAGTTTAAAACTAAAGTTGTGATTACGAAAACTCATATTATTGAAGATTTGTTCCGTATAGGGGTTAAAAATTCTTCCCCTTGTCATCTGCTCTAAACTATTAACATCAATACTACCTTGCAATCCTAAGAATCCACTAATACTGTTTGCTGCTTGAGTTAATGCAGATGCACCAAATTCAGGAACTGCTGCCCTTGCTGCAGTTTGTATTGTTGTTGCTAATGTATCAAAATTTATTTCACCGTCTGTGTTTTGCATCATATTTGCGAGACCTATTCCACCAACTCCTAAATCAACCATTCTATAGTTTGCTTGATATTGAGTTGATAGTGATGGAGGCATAGCAAGATAGACTGTATCACTATGAATCACTTTACTTGCATTAACAGATCCTAGATTCCCAGTATAGAATGATTTTGAATCATCTTGGAATTCCATTTGGAATTTTCTGAACCTTACGTAGTCAATTGCATAAGTTGCTCCTTCAGCATCGTTATGTCGGCTCCCGTGCATCACGGGGGCTCTTCGGGGATATCTATATATTGTCAACTTATTGCCTAAATATAACGTGACCTCTTTATATTTATGAAGTATAAGCAAGGAAAATACATTCCTAAGAAACCTAGCAAGTATAAAGGTGATCCTCGTAACGTAGTTTACAGATCATCTTGGGAATATAAGTTCATGCTTTGGTGTGATCAGACCTCTTCTGTCACAGAATGGGGTAGTGAAGAGATTGCTGTACCTTATATTTCGCCTGTTGATAATAAACGACATAAGTATTACCCAGATTTTTATGTCAAAGTGAATAATAAGAAATATATGGTTGAAGTTAAACCTGTAAAGCAAACAAGGGAACCTAAAATACAAAAAAAGGTAACTAAAAGATATATTACTGAAGTTGTGACTTATGCTAAGAATCAGGCTAAATGGAATGCAGCAAAGGAATTTTGTAAAGATTACGGATGGGAGTTCATGTTAATTACAGAAAAGGAGCTTAAAGTATAATGGGAATACCACCTGGAGGTTCGATACACGGTCCGTTTACATCATTACCTAATCCTCAAGGGGCACATTACCCATCCTTGCAGGAGTTTATGTCTTTCTCCTTAAAGGATAAGGATTATTCCCCTGCGAATACTAATTTATTTTCGTTGCATTTAGCAACACCTCGTCTTCTTGGAAATTTTTCTGCTTCAAATTGGGATCAGGATGGCACATTGGGATATGATGATGCTACTTTTATTCCAGAATTAGGTAAGTTACAAAAGTGTTTGAATTTCTATTGCCAAACTGTTTCACTTCCAAGTAAACAGTTAACAACTGCTGCTCTTGTTAATGTTGGTACACCTACAAAATATGCTACAGGTACTGCATATAGCCAAGTCAGTACTACGTTCATTATGCCTAGATCACAGCATACTAGGAATTTCTTTGAAAGATGGACTATGTTGATGGCTCCAGATTCTAATCAATATACAGATTATTATGATCTTTGTATTTCCCCTAGAATGATAATATATAAGTGGGAACGAGGTGGTGGTCGTGATGTTAACCTAGAAAATCAAAATTCTCAATATCAACGTAAGATACCAGGAAAACCAGATCAAACTTGGGAATATCCATTTAATAAAGGTGATGCTGATTGGGGAGATGTAGGTAAAGAATTAAGAGCATACAGATATAAGTTAACTGCTGCTTGGGAATTAAGGAATGTATTTCCTTATAATATTGGATCTATTCAGTTAAATAACTCTGCTGCTCGTTCTATGACATGTACTGTTGGATTCTTCTTTGAAAGATATAGATTTTTTACTGAACAAGATTTTGATAGTCCAGGTAAACGTAAAGGAATTGCTATGCCAATGGATAATTACGTTGATCCAATAACTGATGCCCAGAAAGTTTGGGCTGCTGTAGAAGCAACGCACGATAACTGGTATTAACCCCAGTTAAACCTCACTAAATAATTGTATGAATTGAATTCACTATGCCATTACCTAAATTAAATGTACCTAAGTACAAACTGAAGTTACCGTCCGATAATAGGACTGTGAACTATAGACCCTTTCTTGTTAAAGAGGAAAAACTACTTTTATTAGCAACTGAAACAGGTAGTCAGGAAGATATTGTTGAGGCAATTAAAAGAATTATCGTTGATTGTACAGACATTCACGATATTGATCATTTGCCTACTTTTGATATTGAATATGTTTTCCTTCAAATACGTACTAAGTCAGTTGGTGAAACTGTAGAAGTACAAGTAACTTGTCCTGATGATGAAGAAACTGTTGTTCCTGTCAAGATACCTTTGAATGAAATCAAAGTTAAAAAAGACAAGAAGCACAAGAAAGAGATCAAATTGGGAACCGATATTATTTTGACAATGAACTATCCTAGTTTGGATACGTTTGTTAAGATGAATTTCCAAGATGACGAACCTACTGTTGATGCTGTTTTTGAAATGGCAGCAGGATGCGTAAAGCAAATTGCTGATGCTGAACAAGTATATGATGCTATGGATACTCCTAAAGACGAATTAATAGAATTCTTCGATCAATTGAGTAGTAAGCAATTCCAAGAAGTCCAAGATTTCTTTGATACTATGCCGAAACTTTCTCATGTAGTTAAGGTAACTAATCCTAAGACTAAAAAAGAAAGTGATGTAACTCTTGAAGGATTGTCAGCTTTTTTCGCCTAGCTCTACTTCATACTACCTTACAAACTTATTATGAAGTCAATTTTGCATTAATACACCACCACAAGTGGTCGTGTGAGTATATTGATCATTTGATGCCTTTTGAGAAAGAGATTTATATGAATCTCTTAATGAATTATCTTAAAGAGGAGGATAAACGAATGAAGGATGAGCAAGCAACAAAGAATAAACAATAACTCGTAACTAGTGGCAATAAACAACTTCGCACATAAGTTTGTAAATGCTGGAGTAAAAGGACCATTGACTCCAGGGTTATTTGCTGCCAGAAAATCTATTATGGCAACAAATAGATTGGGTGCCACTATTGCGAGTATTGGTAATGTTGCTAATGATATTAGAAAGGTACGTTTAGCAAGTGCAGCCAACGCAATATTAGCAGAACAGGCAGAACGTAGAAGATTACAAAGAGAAAGGGATGCTGAAGCTGAAGATGCAGCAGAATTAAATAAGGATTTTGAAAAAGGTGGTGATAAATCCCGTAAACCATCAACGGCAGAAAAGAAGAAGGGTAATAAATGGTTTGGTTGGCTAAATGGGTTTTTAGCACCCATAGTCGAGTTTTTTGCTTGGTTAATTAAACTAACGGTTATTAAGAGTCTCTTGGAATGGATGGGGAATCCAGAGAACAAAGAGAGACTAAAGACATTTTTAAAGAATTTTACGCTTGTTGTTAAAAAGCTTGCTAGCTTTGCATCTTGGATTGTAAAGGATAATATACTAGATGGAATGGCCCAATTATTTGGGTCTGGGGGTGAAGACGGCAAAGATTCATTTATGGATCGTGTTGTTGGTCTTGGTAAACTTCTTTTTGGTTTTACTTTACTGAGATGGTTCTTCAATCCTCTAGCGATGATTGGGGATATTGCAGGGATTTTAGATTTTATATTAAACTGGAAAGTACCAAGATTTAGGATAAAGGGATTACAGAGACTTTGGGGTAAACGGTTAAAGAAGGGTTGGAAGACAGTAAAGAATAGTAAGCGAATTAAATCGGTAGTTAATGTCGCTCGAAAACTTGCTAACCCAATAATAAAACCCCTAAAGTTTTTTGCTAAACAGGGTAAATTATTTAAAGCTGGGTTTAAAGGTGGTAATACTGCTGCAGATCTTGCAAAATTAACTGGAAGAACATTTTCTCATATTGCCACTGGTGGTGACAAAGCCAAGGATATGGGTAAGATGTTCAAGGCTGGTGAGAAGACTAAAGACTTATTGTCACGATGGTTTAGTAAAGGTAGTGAAGGTGGCGGCATGCTCAGTAAGCTTTCTGAGTGGCGTAAGTTCACAATGGGTAAGGCTGGTGACTTTGGTAAACTTATTTCTGGTAAATGGAAGGGTGCTGTTGAGACAGTATCTAGTGGTACTAGAAGGATGAAGAAATGGTTGAGTAATGGTTGGGATTATTTGGCTTCTGCACCTAAGAAGGTACAGGATGCAGCATTTAAGAGATTTGTTAAACCAATAGCTACGAAAATCAAACCATTTACCAGTAGAATGCAGAAACTGGGTAAAGGTATAAAGGAATTATGGGCTGGTACACCTATTGGTAAGGTTGTTAATAAGTCGGCTGGGAAAGCCTCTAAAGGTCTTAAAGGAATTCCTGTTATTGGTGGTTTGGTCAACTTATATTTTGCTATTGATTCATTTAAGAATGGTGATACTGTTGGTGGTGTATTAGAAAGTGTAGCAGGTATCTTAGAATTGGGTGGTGCTATTGCTTCGGCAACTGGTGTTGGTGCAGCTATTGGTGGACCAATGATGATTCTTGGAGGAGTCATTGATGCATATTTACTTTCTAGAATAATACCTGGTGGTGTGGGTGAAAGTGTAATGAATTGGGAACGGACTAAGGCTGTTCCTGCATTACAAACACCATTTGAAACTGCTAAACAAGGTGCAAATTACGTTAAGGATAGTCTTGGTAAGAAGATTGGAGAAACCTTTGATGGTCTTAATAAGTTTATAAAAGGTGAAAAGGATGCTGAGGCAACAAGGCATTTAACTGATGAACGTAAGGATGGAGATGGTGTACCAGAGGGACAATGGCCAGATGATGGTAAAGGTTCAGGTAAAGGAGATGGTACAGGTACAGGTACAGGAGGAGATGGTAAACCTAAGAAAAATTGGTGGGAGTCATTTACTAGTGCATTAAGTAATAAAGGACCAATTAATACTAGCAGAAGTAATAGATCTCAAGGTGGTAATAATCAATCTTGGAGAACCAAAAAGAAAACTCCTAAAGTTAAAAAGGAATATAAGTGGTGGGATCCAAGAGGATGGGGATCTAAAGGTGTAGTAAAAGGGAGTAGATCCAGATTTGGAGAAAGTGGTGGTAAGATTCCTTTAGCATTCCTTGGTAAGGTTTTTAGAGGTATTAGTAGAGGTATTGGTAGTGTATTTAAAGGTATAGGTGGTGCTATTAAGGGGGTTATAGGTGGTATACAGGGGATAATGAATAGTCCTTTGGGACAAATATTATCATTTGCTCTACCAATAATGTTCCCTGCTGCTGCTTGGCTGGGACCAGTACTGAAAGGTTTAAATGCAGTATCCGCATTTGCGTCTGGTAATTATCTAGGCGGTATAATGAGTATGGCAGGTGCCATTGGTAGTATTGGTACTAATGCTGCTGGTGTGGTAACTGCTAAGTCCATAATGGGTACTCCTAACTGGATGATTCGATTGCGAACATCTGGTTTTGGAAACTTTATGTCAAATATGCCAGGTAATGTTGACAAGTTCTTAGGAAGTAAGATGGGTAAAATTGGAATGGGAATAC